GGGGTAACGATATCATAAAAGATTTTAAACTTCGTAAGACATTTCATGTATCAAATATGCACTTATTTCACCCAACAAAGGGTATTCATAAATACGAAAGTCCAGAAGAAATTCTCACCGATTTTGTTAAAATACGGTCAGAGACGTATAAAAAAAGAAAAGCACACCTTATACGTGTCTTGAAAGAAAAAACTAAAAAATTTGAAAATATGTCGAAATTTATTGATATGGTTATTCACGAAAAACTTATTATTTTCAAACGTAAACGGTCAGATCTCGAACATGAAATGGGGAAATTATTTGATAAAATAGATAATTCACACGAATATCTCTTGAATATCAAAACGTATCAGTACACGGACGAAGCTGTACAAAACCTCAGGGAGGAAACGTCAAAATCAAGAATAGAACTTGATACATTACAACAAATGTCTCATATCGATATGTGGAAAAGGGATTTAAAAATATATAAACAATAAGTAGTAAGTATGTGTGATACATCCGGCCCAAATACAGGTTCTATAGTATCACTTAATGCAATTGGTAAACAAGATACATACCTTTTAGAAGATGACCCTATTCATTCAATCTTTAAGTATGAACCTAAAAGACACGCTAATTTTACAAAGTTTCATAAAAGTCTAAACGTAAATAAACCAAGTAGTTCTTCAACATCTTGGCCTTTTGGTGAAACTATAAAAGTTATGTATAACCCGAGAAATATGGGTGATCTCTTAGCAAATATGTACGTAACATTTGAATTACCTCGTTTAACAGGAACTGATAGTTATTATACAGATCAAATAGGACGACATATTTTAAAATCTGTAACCATGCGTGTCGATGAAACGGTTGTTGAAAAATTTCACGGTGATTGGGGAATTATATATGATGAACTATACCTCGATGAATCCGAAAAAAGAACGAAGAGGTACACGTTAAATAGAAATAATGCAGAAGGTACATCTTTATTACCCGGTAATCAAAGATTAGCACAGGCTAAATCGCGTGTTTACATTCCTATACCTTTACTCTTTTCGCGTAAGTACGAAAGTGATGAATATGAAACAAATACACCAAACCGCCCCTATTTTCCAATATGTTCTATCCATAAACAAAAACTTCAATTTGAGTTTGAATTTCATAAACAATCCTTTTTTACAAATGAAACAGATGCATTATCAGTGAGTGAGTTTGATATTGTTACTGAAGAGATAACACTCGAACCAATTGAACGTAGTTATATAGCAAATAAAAGACACGTTCTCGTTACCGATATCGTTAAAAAACACCCTACTTTAGATATACCAGCGGGTGTACAAAACGCAAAACTTGAACTTATTCCAAAAACACCTGTAAAAACACTTAATTGGTTTTTCAGACAAACCGCGTTTGAAAACGAAGATACATATGAAGGTGGTACAACTTTACTTGCAAATGTATTTGCGAATAGGTATAATTTCTCTTCAAATGTAGAATATTCCATAAATAACGAATTTTACAATCCACCCATGTCAGGTGCAAAAATATTTGTAAATGGTGAAGATGTACCAAATATTCAAGATAGTGATCATAAATATTTTAAATATGTTGTTCCGTTTACAAGTCGTTTATCAAGACCGTTACGAAACATTTACACATATGCATTCTCGATGAATCCGATTAATGTGGAACCATCGGGAATGTTGGATTTTAGTCAGTTACAGTCAAATAGAACTGTTTTAGATATAAATATGAAACAAGGACTTACAAGTGACTATACACTACACTTATATTATGTCGGATATCAAACATTTATTTTTGAAAATGGTATCATGACACTTGTTTAGAAAAAAGATCATTTTTATGATCGTGAATATACTCGATTATGTTATTTTTTATACACCATCTTATGAAATTCAGCTGTGCAACAGTCGTATGTATTTCATTGGATGTACCTGGTATAGTGTACGATATTTTAGAAGAACGACAAAATGGATCGAACAATTTTTTACTGTACCCATCTAAACTTGATTTATATGCGCAGTGTACACTAAATATTTTACCGTCGGTCGTCTTATATGATAAATTGTTTTTCTTTGAATAATTTGTAATAAACCATTCAAGGTTCCGTAGAGAAATACCACCAGTTTTATTTAGAATTTCTAAAAGTGTAGCTCTATTCTCGGGAATATTATAAAATGTATCGATTGATGTTAGTAGAATAGCTGATTTATTCATTATTACATTATTCCACGCAATTCTCTAAATCCCTTTCTTGATACTTCACATGCCGGACACCCAGGTTTAAATATACATTCTGTTAAATTATGTGTATGACGTATACCTTCATTATTTTTAGAAACCATTTCTACTGGACCTCTGAGTTGAGGTTGATCTATATGACTCCCACACATTCCATTAAGTTTAGCTCTTGCTATACACGGAGAACCATCTTTTTTAAAGCCTCTACAGAAATTTAATGGATTTGGAATTTCAGAAAGTAAAAGTTTTAAATTTATAGAATATTTATACGATATTTTTTCCATTACCTTTATAGTACGTCTATACACTTCTGTTTCCACTTCTTCATCCCAAAGTGTTTGTAATTTTCTGGATGTCATATTTTATATACGTCACTATTTTTTAAGTGATTTGAACATATCACTTATTTTCTGTTGCCCTTCAGTTTCAACCTCTACTTTTTTCTTTGGACGTCGTTTCGGTTTCACGCGTGTTATAAGTTCCCCAAATATCTCTTCTTTCGGATCTTCAAAGAGTGGTTCAATTAAATCACACACGGGGTTTAGAAACTTGTTTATAAAATAATAATTATAATCAATTTTTAAATTATTGTCTTTTGCGTATTTTGGATCTTCCGACTTTTCAAATGCCTTTGCTTTAGGATCACCTGTATCGATAAGAATATAAGGTACGCGATCACCCGATTGTGGTTCGGAACCCGGTTGCCTTTCACGCATTTTTCGTACAACTTGAACATGAGCTTGATTAATATCCTTAATATCGGGACTATTAATAGAAACAGAGAATCCTTTTGCTTTATACGAATCCGATAAACCCTGACTCAAAATTAGTTTTTCGTTAGGTACATCACCTTCAATTAATTCAATGGCCCTTTGTAAAGCGAGTGCTTTTGGTGGTCCAGTATCACTACTTTCTAAAACAACATCGAGAAGTTCTTTACACACTTCACGCATATGAGGTGTATTATCCCTTCGTACTAATTGAAGTCCTTTGACGTCTATATAATCCATGTTCATATTCCCATCTTTACCCTTTGTCCAAAGTTTTGCCGCATACCGTTTCTTTGAATATAAGAAATACGGACAATATACCTTTTCAAGTTCAAGGTTATTCGGTGCTTTGAAGAGTTTAGTACACTCTTCAGCAGCGCGTTCACCTATTTCCCAACTGTATTCAATTGCTTCCTTCCCGGTACGGTTTCCCACATCAAATTCAACCATAACTGAATCAGTGTCACCGTACCTTACCTTTGATCCCGGGAAATTCTTTTCGACATACGCTTTTGTTTCATCAATCATACTCCGACCTTTTAGAGTTACCGTTGAGGCAATTTGTACACAAGGTAACATACCTTTTGATGCACCTGTAAATCCATATACAGAGTTCATCGACACTTTATACGCCAATTGTTTACCATTATACATTTCTTTTAGAGCACCAGTCGATTGTGCCATATCCTTTTTAGCTTGTTTACGAAACTGTTTTAGTTCTAGAAGAATACTTGGCAAAAGACTAGGAACATCTTGTGCAAACTTGTAAAATCCAAACGTTTCGTATGTTACACCAGGTATATTTTCATATTTGGAATCCATAACCATTGATGAATAACATAAATTATGTGCCATCATAATTGATGGATATAGACCTTCGAAATCTAGTGCTGTTATTGGTGTATAATAGGCACCCTTCTGTGCGTCTAGAACGGTCGCACCTTCGTATCCTTCTGCAGAATATTGTCCCCATGATATAGTTGGAACCATAAACCCCATTTCACGAGCCTTTTTTGTTAACAAACTAAACACTTTGATTTGTTGTCCTCTTTCGACTAAATAACAGAGGGGAACCCACGTCGCTTTAGCCATCTCTAATAAATTAACAAGTATAGATAATTTTGATAACAAACGGTGAGGTAAAAGTGTATCCTTAATACAATATTCTGCGACTTCACGCAACTTTACGGGATCTTCTTCAACAAAACGCGCAAACATTTCCTTTGGTGGCATATCAATTTTATTATCACCGAGGTACAGTTTCGAAACGTTATCAAGTTTGTATGAATCAAGTTTATACCCCTTTTTAACTTCATGAAATAGATCGAAAATAAACCGTCCAGGCATCGGTAAAATCTTGAGATCATTGTCACCGAGTGCACTCGAAGACAACTTCTTATACACAAGTTCACATGAGTGATTTTTCATTTTACTCATTTCATAAAAAGATTGATCACATTTTGTCATGACTGCACGTTTCATTATATATTCTAAATCAAAACCAAATATGTTCCACCCAGTTATAATATCAATATCTTTTTCCATAAGGTATTCCTTAAATGCCATAAGCATTTCGCGTTCGGTCTCGTAACTCTTAATTATACTCCCTTCCAGATTTGAATCTGTTTTTTTATAACAAAAACATATTTTATCGTACGGTACGTCAGAACCAAAATGTGTAAGTGATACGGCAATCTGGAAACATGCATCATCTTTTACATCTGCATCAGGAAACTTACCCGTTGAACTATTACATTCAATATCTACGGACGCGACTACAAAAGGTGCAGTTTCTGGAATATCAACCGGTTTAAGAGTTTTCCAGTCGTTACAGAACAGATCTATATTAACATGTGCTAAATGTGAACGTACACACGTATCTCCCGAATCCATCCACCCAGTGGATTGAATGTTAGTTCGGTGCATTAACCTCAGAACAGGATCCAGGTTTGATTCATAGACTTTATATTTCATGGATTCATCGGGTAATGTACGTTTCAAACGACCGTTTACCATACGTCGTGCCGCGAGGTTCTTAAAGTTTAATTGCATAAAAATAAATTTTTCATTATTTTGGAAACCCCAGACATCTTTAGATTGAACAATATCGTAACTTACCAAACATTCAGGGCATACTTTATCAATCTTTGTATATAAATTGCGAACGTCTAAAGACGTCATTTTCTTCGGGAGTTTCACGAAGAAGTATGGTGTAAAACTGGTCGTAACACATACAGACTTACCTTCGTTCGTTTTACCAAAAATACTAATCAAGTGTTCGTCCTCCGTGTCTTGTGTTTCCCAGGTCAATACTTGGAACACGACCATTTTTATCTTATTACGTTAACGCCCGATTTTTTTAATATAGTATAGTAGTAAATATGTCAGCTGCTTTGATTGATCTCGTCTCAGTCGGTGCCCAGGACGTCTATATCACAGGCGAT